AGGTCCAGAGTGACATCGCTGCCCTTATGCGGGCGGCGGCGGGGGCGTGTCAAGCCCTGAATCGCACCGGAGCGGCGCGTTCGCGATTTCGAGGAGGACGGTGGCGTGGCATGCTTGGTCCAGGCGGCACCAGCAGGCGAGGTCCTTGCCGCGAAGTTCGCGGCGCACATCATCAATGGTTGTCGCGTCCATGCTGGGAATTTTTCCTTTTGGCCATGGGAGCGCAACAGGAATCCACGCGCCTTCCTTGGCGAGCATCGAGCGGAACGCAGCAACCGCCAGTTGGGCGTCCATTGGAAAGCGCTGCCCATTCTGCATGCGATCAGAATGAACGACGAACGGATTGCCCCACTTCGATCCGCGTCCGACGTAGACGGCTCCCTCTGGCATCCGCCAGCCCTTCGTCCGGCGCCGCTGGATTCGCCGTGGAGCGAAGGCGCAGACGCGGGCCTCACGGCAGCGCGCTGGCCCTGGGCAGTAGTCGCATGCCTCGGTCATCAATCCGCCGCCTGGGCGAACAGCGGCGCGTCGCGACGCCGGAACACCGTGACGACCCGGAAGCGGTGGTTCGTGCTCTTCACCATGCCGATGACGGCTTCCATCTCGAAGGCGTCCTTGCGATACATCGGTAGCACTTGGTCGAGCCAGACGATGTGCGTTCCTGGCGCCAGCCGCCCCAAGGCGCTCATCACCGCATTTCGCTTCACCATCGTCGTCCGGTAGCGCTCGGCGTCCTCGACGGAGTAGGGCGGGTCGGCCAGAACAAGGTCGTAGCGCTCCAGTGGCACGCGCTCCAGCGTCTGGGCGTCGTCCACGAACGTCGGCGCCAGCTCCGCGTTCACGTCCACGGTATCGCCGGGCATCGCGGCAAGGTCCACGCGGCCAGAGAACAGGTGCAGGAGGCGCTCCTTGTCGGGGAACAGAGCCTTGATTCGTCGAAGATATCCGGCCGGATAGCCGCCGTAATAGGCCGACTTCACGCGGTAGTCGTTCCCCATAATCCAGGTGCCGACGACGCGGCCGTCCTCGCCGATAAACAGGCTCCGCGGAAAGCCCGTGGCGCGGACGTAGTTGTCGATGCGCTCCTGCCAGTTCATGGCAGCACCGCCCTGCCAATGGTCTCCGAACGCGCCATGGGCGGCGTCAGCGCGGCCAGAGGCGGATTTGGTGTGGCGGGGCGTAGCATTCGCCGCCGACATCCAGCCTTACGCGCCAGCGCCTCCAGCCGAGGCCATATTCCTCGAAGGCGATGATCTCGCCGGCTTCGCCTGTCCACGGATGGGCGCCGACGATACAGACACGGTCGCCGGCCTTCATCCGGTTCTGCGGCGGGATGGCGACGAAATCGTTGGGCTTCTTCACGCTCATGCCGCCATCCTGCCGCAACCGCGCCGCTGGCGCAATAGTCACCAGCCGCGAATCCAGCCCCGCACGGCGTCCACGACCCGCCCCAGCCGGCAGGACAACCTCCACGGGCATGGCCCCGCCGGCATGGCGTGCTCGACCTGCTCCGCCCAGGCGCCGATGCGGGCCGCGAGTTCGGACGCCGCCGCCGCCTGCTTCATCAGCCGCTGCTCCCGGAAGGCCACTGCCAGCGCACGCTGCTTCCCCACCTCGATTCGCATCTGGGCGGCGAGTTCGCGCGCGAGCCTGGGCTGCAATCCAAGCACGGGCCGAGTGTGCCCGAGCCGCCGCCGCCGCGCAACCGCTCAGTCGGCCGCGAGCTTCAGCGGGAGCTGGGCGGCGGCTTCGGCAACCTTCCTTGCGGCCGTCTTCGCGCGCCTGCCGGCGAGCAGCGCCGCGTGCTGGCGCGCGCGCTTCTCCGGCGGGGACGCGGCCCACCTCGCCGTCTGCGCGGCGCTGCGTTTGGCCCTGAGCGCCGGGTCGGCGGAGGCGGCTCGCATATTGGCCCGCACCTGGTCGCTTACGGGACCCCGTTTTCCGCGCTTCCCGCGCATTGCGGCCCTGTGTTTCTCGGTCTTCGGCTTGCCGGTGAGGGCAGCGCGAATCCTCTCCTTTCCGGCCTCCGGCATCTTAAAATCCAGAAGGCTTCCGGCCTTCGGCGCAAGATTGTAGCCGCGGTCGCGGTCGGCGGCACCGAGACGGTCAATCCATATCTGCTCGCGTTCCCTGAGCGTCGCCTTATCCTCGACGACCTCTAGGATTTCCCAGATGAATGCCTCGGGGCCGTACATGTTCCAGGCGCTCTGGAGATGTACGTTGTGGTGTCGGCCGGCCTCGAGGTCCTTTCGGTGCTTCGACCTACGCACCGAATAGTTCACTCCGGAGCCGACGTAGAGCCGCCCCGTGACGACGTTCCTGATGACATAGACGGCGGGGACGCATACTCTCTGCTTAGCCACGGCAATTTCTCCTCGGTTGCCGGAGGTCAGGAGCGCGACGCCGCTGGAACGGCGTCGCGTTCCGCTTTTGTACCCTAGCTCGGCGGCGCTGGCAATCCAGAAGATGGCGCGAAAGGCGTCGCTGGCATTTCGACATTTGCCGCCGTCGGCCGATCGCAGGTTACCTCCATGACGCCAAGATGAGTCGTGGCATACGTAACGTCGAGGTCGCACCATGCAGTGAACCCCGCCTCCCTGGCCTTGACAATCATGAACAGGTCTTCGGAAAAGTAGCGCTCAGGGCTGCCGGAGTCGACCGCGACCTCGTAATTATCCATCAACCAAGCACCGAACGGCGTGGCGTCAATCGAGGCGAGCACGTCATCTGGTGGGACCTTCGTGAAATACTCCCGCATCTGGTTTTTGAACGCGTCGAGGTTGTCTTTCCCAGCCCAGCGGTAGCATTCCGCGTACCATGGCCATCCGAGCCGACGATATATATCGGCCCTGACGAGCAGTACGCCTCCCGGCAAAAGCTCGGCTTCAACGAGGCCACCCTTCGCCAACTCCTCCGGCGGCGGCGGAGGTCCCTTGAGCCGGCCGAGCGTGGAGTACGGCTTCGTTCTCCGATTGTACGTGGCGCCGACAATATCTTTGTTGTGCCGCAGAAACTTGACAATAGTGTCTGGCGGCACGACCATGTCGCTGTCCAACCAGAAAACATAGTCGCAGTTCTGCTCAAGGGCTATCTGCACGATACTGTTCCTACCGTGCGTGACAGACGAAGTCTGAACGTTGAGTAGCGTGCAATCCAGGCCTGCAAGTGATGTATAGCTGGCCAGCGCCGCGATGCAGTTGGCGGTGGTCGCCTCGTACGTTCTACCACTTGGGGTTGCAATGGCAACCCGCAACTTCCTCGGCTGCTGTTTGGCGAGGTCGGCCATCATCTTCACGGCGTGGGCCTTGACCTCAGCATACGCGGCGTAGGGCGGCTCGGCGCCAGCGGGGGCGGCCCAGCGCTCCAGGAAGGCGGGGTGCTTGAGGTGCGCGATGCGGGCTGCGGCGATTTGCTGGCGGCGCGGCAGATCGGCCAGGGCGCGCTTGCCTTCATCGCCCTCCTTCCCCCAGGCAGCCTCGATGAGTTGGATGCCCTCCTTCAGCCGGACGGGATTGAGGGCGTGGAAGAAGTCGCACCAGAAGGGAAGCTCGTAGCGACCGCCGGTGGTGTCGCCCTGGCCATCGGGGGCGCCGAGCTTCACGTCAATCTCGAAGCGGACGCCGAGGAGAACGCCGAGCTGGTCCCAATGGGTGTCGATGAACCAATAGGGGTAGCAGGGCGGCATCACGAAGCCGACGGCGCGCTCCATCTGGCGGGTGATGATGGGGAAGGCGGCGTGGTCGGGATGGAAGTCGTCCTTGGGGTAAGCGACGCCGATGCCGTTCGGGAGCTTCGCGACGGCCTCGCGGAACTTCGCCGGCCAGCCATCGGTCTCCATGACGCGGTCGTTGGCGCAGAACCAGAGGATGTCGCCCTTGGCCTCGAGGGCGAGCTGGTTGATCTTCTGCCCGAGCGTGAGCGGGCGTGGCCAGCGGAACACGTGGACATTGTGGCGGAAGGGCGGCTCGTCGGCCGAATGCGTCTCATCGTCCTCGTCTATGGCGATGCACGCTTCCCACCGCTGGTCATCGCCTGCGGTGTCAACGAGTGAGTAGATAAGGCGCCGCAGCCCGTCCGGTCGCCCTCTCTCGGGGATGAGGACGGAAATCATCGGCTTCTCGCGGCGCAGTCTGGCCTCGCCCATCAGGCGGCTTCCTTCTTCGTCATCAATTCCTCAAGGCGGCGGAGGACGCGGAGCTTGTCCCGCTTCGGCAGCCGGAGCATCGCCTGGAGGGCGGCGGTGGCCTGCCATGAGCTGAGCTTGTTCGCGGCGTTGCTCTCGCAGTCCGGCGTGCACTGGCGGTAGAGGCCGCACGGGCAACCGCCGCCGTGGTCGAACATCGCCATCAGCCGAACTCCAGCAGTTTGTCGGGGTGCGTGGCCTCGACGTGCGCAGCAAGCTCGGCATCGAGTTTCTCAATGACCGCTTCCAGCTCGGCAGACACGAAATTGGCGCGGCCATGCCGGCAGGCACGGATGAGCGCCCATGGCATCACCTCGTGGATGTCCACGACAGCATCGCAATAGGGGCACGACCAGGTGATGTGCGCCCTGGCGTCGCCACGCTCCGGCGGGAACGTCGCCATCAGGAGCCGCCCGGCTTCGCCTCGTACGGCGCCGCCTCGAACAGCGCGCCGATGGCGGCCTCCGCTTCCTTGATCCAGCCGCGCCAGAATGGGGCACCATCAAGAGGATTCGGGTCGTCCGGTGAAAACCTGTAATATCTGCATTGCGGTGTCGCCGCGCAGATCGCCCTCGCCGTCGTCTCCACGGCTGGCGTGACTGGTGACGTGTCCGGTTCCAACTGAGGGTCGGCACGCAGCCATGCTGTAATCGCGGCTTTCGCGGCGTCCTCCAGCGAGCGATAGTCGGCCTCGAAGAGGTGCGGCAAATCATCGCCGTACACGACAGCACCGATGGCAGCGGCCACCTGATTCAGTCTCTTCGTGGGATCACCGTTCCCGTGAGGATCACGCAACATGCTCAGTTTCTCTCCTTAATGCCACGTCGCCCGTGGCATGATGAGCAGCGGCGCGGCAGCGCGGTCGAACAGCGCCGTAACGCGGTGCTCCATCTCGTCGAGCAGGAGGCAGCGCTGCTGCCAGCGGGCGGTGCGCTGGGCGACGGCAGAGCCGCCGCGGCCAGCAGCGCGGTATTCCTTGTCAAGTTCGGTTTCGAGGCGCTCGGCGACGCGAACCGGGAACAACCAGCGCATGTCTCCACGCAGGAGCGCAAGACCGCGGAAGGCATCGCGGAGGCCGTGGACGCTCACCTTCGCCTCCAACGGTGTCCGCGCCGTCGAGCGCCGGGCAGCGAAGGCCGAGAAGCATTCCTTGAGCTTGCGGATGTGGCCGACGCCCTCGCGCAAGCATTCACGCTCCGTGAGCGCGCGGCCTTCGCGGAGCTGGCCGTCGATTTCAGGCATTCGGGAAGTCCATGTCGAGCGGCTCGCCGGCCTTATCTTTGATGCTGTCTGGATTGTAACCGGCGGCACGGATCGCCTTGCTGTCCTCCTCCCATCGCACACGCGCTTTCGCGGTGCTGGAGCCAGCCACAGCCGCCCACTCGGTCTGCACGTAGAGCGGCTTGCCATCGAGTTCCATGTACACAGTGTACGCCCTGAATGGCCTCCCATCAGCATCGTAGCCCGGCACGATGTCACCGCGATCCTCGAACAGGAACGGGACGCGCTCGTCCGGCGCGTCAGCGCGCGCTATTGTCCACTCGGTCATTTTCTTTCCTTTACCTTGGCCCGTTCGAAGAGTCGGCACCAGGCATTCGGTTGTATCGGCCCGACAACCAACTCGCAGGACCGCGGTGGCCGCCAGTGCTGGCAGACGGAGCAGTGGCGCACGGGCGAGCCTCGTCCGTAGTGTACTTGGGACTTTCGGAGCTTCTTGGTCATCCGAAGAACGTCACGCCAAGCGGGACGACGACCAGCGGCGACCGGCGACGGGCCAGCTCCGCGCGCAACTCCGATTCCGAGAAGCCGCCGACGTATGTCCGCTTGCGCTGATTTGCGGCTTGTTCCCTAGCCGTTGCCCAACGCACATTGTGAGGCTCATAGTTGCCGTCAACGTCGATCCGATCAAGCGAATGACGCTTGCTGGGACGGGGACCAGTATCCGAGAGAAAAGCCTCGAAGTCGTTTTCCCACCTGTCGCAGACCTGGATACCACGGCCGCCGTAGTTGACGTACTCCTTTGTCTTTGGGTTCCGACACCGGCTGAGCATCGTCCGCCAGATGCCGTACTCGCTCATCGAGGACTTGCCGTGCGTGCGCCGCAAGGCGCCAATCTTTTCGACGTTAAGGCAGCCACAAGATCGCGTCGTGCCTGCCCGAAGGTTCATTTGCGCGACCTGCTTTTCCGCTCCACAATCGCAGCGGACGCCCCACGACCTCTGCGGTCCGACGCCAGAAGGACCGTTCACAACCATAAGGCGACCGAAGCGATCTCCGATGTGCACGACCGGGCAACGCTGGAGAGCCGTAAATTCCGCCTTGCGGCAACCGCACGACTTCGACCTGCCGCTCTGCAGGACCCCGATTTCGACGGAGCGCTCCTTCCCGCACACGCAGCGAACGGAGCACGCGGGCGCTGCGTCTCCATAGGGATTCGGCGCGTCCTCCAGAATGACCGTCCAGTAACCGAAAGCGTCACCGACCGCTGGCCGTGGACGACTCGACTTAGACCAGCCTTTGACGCCCTTTGGCATCAGCCGCCGCCCTCAATGCGCTCCGGGCCCCCCGTTTCCTGGAACACTTCCGTCGCCACATGGCGGCTTAGGTTGTCCTGGACGAACGTCGGCATCAGCGAACGGCCAACTGGCCCGAATTGCGTCAGGTACGCAGTCACAGCATCGCCGCGTTCATTCCAGGTCACCAAGGCGAACCCGGCAAGTCGCTCGTCGTGCTGCTCGATCCCGTACTTCACGCTTCGGCCAAGACACCGCCGCACCTGGGCCAGCCGCTCCTTCGCCGGCTTAATCTCCCGGATTTCAGCCACTGTCGCAGAGTTCCGGCTGGCGGCGGCGTAGGATGACCCAACGCTGCTCGTCAAGATGAACCGCTGGCTCGGCCACTGCCGCGTCGAAGACATCACGCTCCGCGATCTCGTCTTCCGGTTCGCAAGGCCGCGACGCCAGGATGAGGGCCGTTCCGCCGCCGGGTTCGCCCCAAGCGTAATCCAGCCACGTCATCGGCGGCACGTAGAGCGCCTCGCCAGGAATGAAGCTGAACCTGTCGCGGCGACCGCCGGTGTCGCAGTTCACGAGCAGGGCGTTGACGGCGGGCACGAGCAACAGGTGGCAGAGGCGGTAGGCGCGGGCACCAGCCCAGATGTAGGCCCGCGGCGCGCTCACGGTGAGGCAGCGCACGGCCTCGAACGGGATCGGGTCTAGCGTCGCCAGCGTGGTGCAGCCGTCCAGCTTACGCTCTGGAACGAATTTCAGGAGGCGGGTCATACGCCGGGCTCCGCGTTGCATGTAACGGCGCCGCTACCGTCGGGCACATTGATAGTCGCCATTTCGGCGAGATAGCGGTCTACCGCTGTCCGCAACGCATTGAGGTACTCGCCACACGGCGCCAGATCGCCATCGAACTCGGCCGCGCACTTGCTGTAGGCCACGGCGCTGCCGACGACGGGGACCATCGCATTGAAAATGCGGCCCTTTCGCTTCAGATCGGCGTTCTCCTGGCGCAGCCGTTTGGCGTCGGACGCCTGGATGCCCCACGCCTCGCGCAGGTGCGCGACGTCACGGAAGCCAGCGAGTGGGTTCGGGATGTCGGTCATGAAGCACCCGCTGGTTGCGCGCCACCACCGACGGTCGAGCCGAACCCTGTTAGAGCAGAAAGGGCACTCTGGCCACCCCCGATGTCTGCCTGCCCCAGCGTCTGCGCCGTATTCGCGGCGTGCTGGGCGGCGATCATCGCCTGGGCGGCCTGCTGCTGCTTTGCCCTGGCGGCGGCGAGTGCCTTGACCTGGTCTGGGCTGCGGATGATTTTCTTCGGGATGAACAGCACATCGGACATCTCGCGACCCCATTCGACGACGTCCCAGAGGTCAGCAATTTCCGCATGGAGCTGTTGCTGCGCATTCATCTGGTTCGCGAACTCGGTGAGCGATGCCGACATCGAGGCCTTCGAGGCCAGCGCGAGAACGCCGACGTACTCGACCCCGAGGGGGACGCCGATAAGCGAGCGCGGCAGCGGCGGCAGGAGGTTTTTCCGGTTCGCAATGGAGAACACACGGCGGATGGCCGGACCGAGGCCCTCATTCTGGAGGCGCTCGACGACGGGACCGAGGATTTGCAGCTTCTCCTGGTTCCTAGCCGCCACCTCGTAGGCGGTCATGTCCTTCTTCGTTTGCTCCAACATAGCGAAGAGGTCGTTAAAGAATCCCTCCCTGGTCCGGTTCTGGATCATCAGGATGGTGTCGGCGAACTCCCTGATTTCCGGGTTCACGGTATAGGCTGGCCGCATGCCGACGTCAGCGGAGAGCTTCGGAACGTAGGTCAGCTTGCCCGGCAGCACGCTCGCCGGCTCGTTCTTCATCTCGATGCTAGCCAGCATCGGCGGCCGGACCATCTTCTCCTGGGCCTCGGCCATGCGGCTCGTCATCACCTGGAGCTGCAGGATGTCCGGCAGCACGTCCATGCCGACGCTGCGGCCATAGGCGTCATTGGACGTGACGGACCAGCGGGGGCAGATGAAGGGCGGCTCATGGAAGCCGGAGAGGGCCAGCGGCCACTCGTTGGAGGCGCCCCAGACCCAGTAGGCCTCCCGCCAAGCGAAGCCGCCTGGGACGACGCCCTCGGCATCGTCCATGCCGGGGGCATTGATGGGGCTGTTCGGCTCAATGATGTGCGCCACCAGCCGCTCGACCTCGAGGGCGCCGCCTTTCTGGCGCCACATCGCCTGGACCTCGGGCGGGCAGTTCTCCAGTTCGAACATCTCCACCATGGCCGCGATGGTCATGACGAAGAGCCGGCTGAAGACGCCGACGCGGTTGCCGGATGACGAGGACAGCAGATACTCCCCGCAGCACGGGGTATAACAGCGGATGAGGTCCTGGGCGTCCTCGTAGATGAGCATCGGCCCCGTGCCGAAGATGACCAAATCCTCAAACATCTGAGCGGCTTCGTCGTAGAAGTTCGAGCGCGCCATGATGGTATGCAACCGGTCCTCGACCTCTTCGAACCACTCGATGGCGTCCGGCGGGGCTTCGGAGCGGTCGGCCAGGGCGGGCTTGAGCTTGAACCATTGCCGCGACGGCGACATTTCGTTCGACATGATGCCAGCGGCGCAACGCCGGGCAGCGTAGGTTCCTGTCGGGTCGACGATATTCTGGTTGATCGGCATGCCGCGGATCATGGTGTTGGGCGTCGGCATGGCGGTGTTGATGAAGATACCGCGACGGGGCTGGATGTAGGCCTCAAGAAGCTGGTAGTGCATCATCCAGGACTGGCGCCACGAGCGTTGTAAATTCACCCGCGCTTCTGAGTGATGCCGGATGACGGCCCAGTTGCTATTCGTCCCTTGGGGAGCGCGTTTTTGCTTTGGTTCCGCTGGCGTCGCCGCAAGCCGAGCGGCACTTGCACCCGCGTAAGAAAGACTCGGCCGCTTGCGTTCGGCCCGTTTTGGGCCAGGGGCCTGCGCGCGTGCCGCGCCATAGCCGACATTCGTGTCGGACATCAGCAGGCCCCCCAGAACATCTCAATCGGGAAGTGCGGTTCGTTCCACGGCTTTGCGGGAGCTTCCCATCGCCGCTTTGCGGTCGCGGTCGCTGCGGCGCGGCGGGAGTTTTCCGCTTGCGTGATCCACTCGCAGTTGCCAGGTTCGTAATTGCCCCAGGCATTGCGGCGTTCGATGCTCAAGTCGTCAGCATAACCATGCGAAAGCGCCCACGCCCGAAAAGTGAGGAAATCGCGCCATTCCTCGCAAACGCTGATTCCTTTCGTCCGATAGCAGGCCATCGGGTCGCCCGCTGGGCCGCAGCGCTCGCGGATAGACGCCCATATACGCCAGAGCCTGTTCTTCGAGCCTCGCTCGACGCCAACAAAGTCGCCATGCGTGGTCTTCGCCCTCGCTTGTCTCGCACCGGAGCAGGCGCGGCACCCGGGCGTCTTTGTCTGCTTTAGCCGATACGTCGCGAGGGTGACTTCCCCGCCGCAGTCGCAGGCACAGCGCCACTTCGTCGTTTGGCGCGGCTCGGCGATGCGCTCCTGAATGACAAGACGCCCGAAGCGCGCCCCGACCTCGACGCCCAATTCGGCTATAATCGGCGCCGGCAGATCGCGGCGCTGGCGTGCGACGCCGTAGCCGACGTTGGTGTCGCTCATGCGGCTGGTTTCCTTTCCACGACGCGGAGGGGCGCCGGCTCCTTGGGGCCGAACGGCTTCTTCGTCATCAGGCTGCCCTGGGCGATGTAGGACTCGAAAAACACGCAGAGCGAGAACAGGTGCGGAATGGGCTGCAGCTCCGGCCTCGCGGCGATAACCTTTGCGGCGCACTCGCACGCGGTGGTCCTGGCGGCGAACGCATCCCCTTCGGTGGCCCACTCATCGTGCGCGCGGCGCTTCCGGCGCACTACCCGCTCGCTCATGCTGCGGCTCCGTCGAATGCGAGAAGGGGCATTCCCACGAAGCGCAGCATCAGCGCGTCGCCCACGCGCGGAAGCGGCCCGGCTCGCTGTGGCAGCCGACGCTAAGGGCGAGCGCAGAAACGGAGCTGAGAAGGCGGCGGCGGTAGGACATGGAGGCGGCGCAATCCTGGCGTCAGGTTGCGCGGCCGGGTCCTCCGTGCCGCAGTGGGGCGGAGAGTAGGCGGAACGATGGGCTAAATCAAGCGGGCGTTCCAGTCCGGCGGCGGCATCCAGTGCGTGACCGGCCGAAGTTCGTCGGCGCACCAGCCGGCATCAGGGTGCCAGGAGCATGCGGTCTGGAAGGACGGCAGACCTTCGTACTCGGCCACGTAGACCCAGACCGGGCGATCGAGCGGGGCTGTGTCGATTGGCCGCCAAGTCCAATCCTGCCGTGCGCCATCCAGGCCGTGAAACGCCTTAAACTCGCGTAGGGTGGCGCCGACGGATAGGACCGGAGGCGCCATGACAGCCGGAGCACAGAGGGCGGCGGCGAGGCCAGCGAGAAGGCCGCGGCGGTTAAGCATCGACACGGTTTCCTGGGGCGCCCCTGGCGGAAAAGCGCGCGTGGGAAGCGCGAAGCGCGGAGTCTCGGACGTATTCCTCTGCGTTCCCGAAGCGAAGGCCGGGTTGCCTGCTGCTGTTGTCGTACCAGCCGCCGGCCGTAAGCCATTCGTACTGGACGCTCATCGAAGTATCATAAAAGGGATCGCCGCCGTCCCAATAGCGGTAAAGCCTACTGACAACGCCAAGTTGAACGCCGGTATCCAGGTCGAAAAGCTCATCGCCGACCCTGTACCTCGCGTAGTCGGCCATGTGAGCGTCCATCCAGGCCTTGCGCTTCGTGAGCGCGGCCCCTACGTCGGCGTTGAGCGCGGCGAGTTCTGCGGAAAGCTGCTCAAGGTCGACCATCGGCATCCTTCGGCGCGAACTCTGCGCGCCACGCTTCGAGGGACCGGCGCCAAGCGTCGCAGTCGGCAAGCCAGCGCTCTAGCGCCGCGTCGGCGATGGCGTCCGCCAGCCATGCCCGCTTGGCGGCGCGGTCGCGAGCGCGGGCGGCTATCGTGCGGCGGGGCATCAGCGCACCAGCGCATGGGTTGCCACGAAGGCCTGGGCATGGACGAGCGCCGTCCTGGCCTCGTCGACGAGGTCGGTCGGACGCGTCCCGGTCCAGCGATGAACAGCGGCGGCGGCCTTGACGCGGCGGACGGCGACGCGGCGGTCAGCTCGGCCGGCTGCGCGCCGCGTGTGAGCTGGCTCCCGCTTGAGCCTGGCCAGCCGCCGCGCTTCCCGCGCAATCCGCCGCTTCCGGTTCTTCTCGCGCTGGCCGCGGTCGCGGTAGGCTTTGCACCGCGCGCTGTTCCGGCCGAGCTTGCGGCCCTTGGCCTTCGCTTTCTTCGGGCCGGCGATGGCCTCAGCCACGGCGCGGCTCCCTGCCTTCCAGCTCAGCGATGCGGTCGTAGCAGCGCTCAAGCTCGCCCTGGAAGGAGCGGCGCTCGTGGTAAGCGGCGTTGGCCTCGTGGGCGCGGCAATAGGCGGCGACGCGGGCAGCGAATGCAGCCTCCATGTGCTCCCAGAGGTCGAGCGATAGCTTCGGCGGCTGCCCGCTCCGCACCTCGGCCTCCAGCAGCCTCGCAAGCTGGCGGAAGAGCAGCCGGAACTCCAACCGCATGCGGTCCTCGCCGGGCAGGCGCTCCATCATCTCGCAGGCTGTCTCGCGGGGACGTGGCGTCGGCAATGGAGGCGCGAGGCCGACTGTCATCGCTTCGCCTCCTCGTCGTCGGTGAATGTCTGGGCGAGTTCGACCATCCGCGCCTTCCCAGCCCGGTAGCGGTAGACGACAGTGCCGTAGAACTCCGGCGGCATCGCAGGGGCCTGGCGCAGCATGTCGCGCGGTCGAGTCGCGATGGCGCGATGGACGGCGTCGGGAGCAGGAAGCGTGGAGCGAGGCTGAACGAGGTCGGGCACGGCGCGCGGTTCCTCCGCTATGCGAATCGGCTCAGCCGAGAAGGCTGCGCGCCGCTGTAGTCGGTTGGTTCGCTCCGGTCAAGCCGCTGGGGCCGCCGACATTCGTAAGCGTCCCGCCCATGGCAGCGCCGGCGGCAGCGGCGGCCATCGCACGCTGGTTGTTCCCGGCCATCGAGACAGCGGGGTTTGCCATCGTCGGAGGCGTCGCGGCTGGCGGCGCGGGCGGAATCGCAGGCGTTGCGGGAATGCTTGGACTGCTAAATAATGCCCCGATGTCACACCTCCTGATACCGAGTATCGTTTTTAGAGACTATCACAGAAGCAACTCCAGCCGTTTACCTTTTACGATATTCTGCTTTGCAGGTAGCGGCCTCAGATTCGGAAGCCCCCAGCACGCTTTGAACTCGTCGCTCTCGGCGCTATCGAACGAGAAAGATGCTACCGGCCTGATATGGTCAACATGCCAGAATTTCCCGTAGTTGTGCCACGTCATTTTTCCAACGAACTGGCGCTCAAGGTGCCGGCGAAGATCGCCAATGTCGTAGCCGGTAAGCGTCTTCCATGCTCTACCGTTCTTCGTGCCGCACAGGAGCTGGTTGATGTAGCCAGAGATCGCACGGTTCAGGCGAAACATCGGGTCTTGCCGACGCCGCTCACGCTGGTATTGGTTGCGTGCTACCTTGCGCTCCGGCCGTTCACGGTATTCCTTGCACTGCACAAGGATTTCAGGCTTCTTCGCTTCGTAGCGCGCTTTAGATGCCGCTATCCGGCTTTCGCGATGGTCGGCGTAGTACTGCTTTGCAGCGGCGATCTGCTTGCCCTTCGTGCGCTGGTACCGGCACTTCCGGCAGACGCCGCGCAGCAGCCCGGTTGGGCGTTTCTCGAAGAAACGGACTGTACAGGGCTTAACCTGGCCGCAAGCTGAGCTCGCCTTCGTGGTGCCTGGATGGATATCTCTGGGGAGGAAAGGCCGAGACAGCTTAGCCTCCTATCCCGAAAATGAAGCAGAGTACAGCGAAGCCGACGACGATGAGAACAGCGCGCCCATCAGACGGTACTCCACGGAGTTGGCCGCGCCCATGGCCGAGCGACGACCGAATCGCCGGTGACGCCGTGCGCGCGGTAGCCGAGGCGCCACACCCACGGGCCGGTTGAAAGACCGAGCGCGATGCCCAGGAGACAGCAGAGCAGATCCACGAGCACGGTCAGTCTCCGAGGCCGAAGATCAGGCAGAGGACGGCAAAGGCAACGACGGTGATGGCAGCGTAGACCGGCGCCTCGGCGGCGTAGTCCCGCCAGTGACATGCCAATCCTCGCTCCTCGCGCGCAAGAATGGCCGCGATGAACGCGCGCAGGTCGTGGAGCAGAACAGCCTCGGGTTTGGCTCCGTCTCGTACCAGAACGTCACCTTCGTCAGCTTTCCCCCGCATACGCAGAACTCCTGCAGCGGCGCCTCGGCAGGCTGGCGCCGGCTCTCCTCATACCACGCCTTGCACGCCGCCGAACAGAACCATTCTGCGCCGTCACCGTGGATGGGCAGCAGGGCACGCGCGTAGCTCGCGACGCCGCAGTGGCAGTACGTATTCACGTCGTGGAGGGGTCCACCGGGGCCGGCGGGCGGGCATTGTCGAGCAGCCATCGCGCAAGTTCACGCGCCTTATCGAAGGGTACGTGCACCAGGCGGGCACCCGCCGAAATGACGAGTGGCCCGGTGCCAGCGCTGTAGATGCGGGCGCTGATGGCGCCCCCCTTCTCATCAACGTGGGTCCAGTCCGGGACCATCATGCGCCTTCGCCGCATTCGTGGTGGAAGGGCACCAAGGCCCCCGCAAAGCTGACGACGCCGCAATGGCTGTGGGTGTTCACGGCCAGAGATAGGCGCAAAGGAACAGGCAGAAGCCGACGCCGCTAGCAACCATCACCCAGAACCAAATGTCGTCCATCGCCGTCAGTCGTCGCCCTGCGGCTCAGGCTCTACATCGCAGGGGGCCTCGGGCGGCAATGGGATGCCAGAGCGCGGCTCGATGCGCTGGGGCCGCATGGCGCCAGCAGCGGCAGGCATGATGGTGGCCAGACGCTTGGCGCCGGGCGGCACGATGGCCGTTCGCATCGGCGCGCGGACGACTGGAACTGGCTCAATGACGCCGTAGTTTACCACCATCGGCGGGTGCGCGAGCACCAGCTCGATGGCCAACAGCCGCCTGTCGATGCTCGTCAGCAGGGAGATAACCTGCTGCGCTTCGTCGGAGTTCATCGCAGCCTCGTGATGTCAATGAGCGGGTGGCCAGCGGACGCCACGCGGCGAAGTTCCGCGATGGCGTTCTTCGTCTGCTCACACGCGGACCGCGCACTGGCCGCTTCCAGCGCGTTGAGCCGGTCGTCGAAGCGCGGATGCTGCGCCTGCTGGCACGCCTCAAGCTCGGCGATGCGCCGCTCCAGACCCCGCGCGTAGGCCAGAAGTTCGGCGATGGCCACGACGGCATCGAGCAGATGCGCTCGGCCTGGCGTGCCGTCAGCGACGACCCGGGCGATGCGCTTCGACGTGGAGCCAACAGGCTCGGCGCTCATGGCTGCACAATGCGCTCTAGTCTTGCCATCCGCTCCTCCAGCGCCCGCACCGCAAGCAGCAGCTCCGCGATGGCCGAGAGGCGGTCGAAGCGGTCCGGGAACCTGTCCGTGGTGCCCCCGCTCGACCATGCCACCGCAGCCTCGGCGTTCGGGCAGGGGAACTCGGCGACCGTCACGGCCATCCCTCCCAGTCGTCGTCAATGGCGTCGGAGCCGATGAACGACAGACCGCCGAAGAGACAGCCGAGCGCGACGGCGCCGACAGCGCCGACGAGCACGAATTGGAGCCAGATCGGCATCAGATCAGCGACTCGATTTCGTCCATCGCCTCGCGGGCACGCGTAAGGCCGGTATTGGTATGCTGGAATGCCGACTCGAGCGTGTCCGGCGCTGGACCAATCTTCCTGTCTTCGACGGCGCGCGGCGGCGTCTGGCGCAGGCGGTCGAGCAGAGCATCCAATCTCGCGGCCAAGCGGTGAGCATCCGACGCGATTTCACGAGCAACGAACTGTAGGCGCGGTTCCTGCGAGTCGCTCTTCGCGGCGCCGGCTTGTCCTTCGTAGGCCATTCTCGTTCTCCTTGCTGGGTTAGGTCTGGCCGCCGGGCGGAGCGGCGATGAACTCGGACGTGGTCACCAGGAACAGGTCAGCCGGCGCGCCCTCGACCCTGATGCGGATGACACGCCATTCGCGGTGCTCGGGGTCGCGTTTCGTGCTGCCAACCGCTTCGACGGGGGTGAACATCGTGTCCTCGGCGACGCCGCAGGTGTTGTTCTGGGCCTGCATGTAGGCGTTGATCTCGGCCCTGTCGCCGGCCGCCGCGAGGTCGCGGAGATGCCCAGCGTCCGCTTGGGCAGCGCATGCCACGACGGTGCCGTGGTAGCTCTTGCCAGCCTCCAGCGGTGTACCGGCGGCGTGGGCGACGGCAAGCGCCAGGGCGAAGATGAGCGCGGCGATACCCGCGACGAGCAACAGCGGCTGGCGCACGTCAGGCCACCATACGCTGAGCGAGCTCAGCGCCCTTCTGGGTGAGGTTGATGAAGACGCTGCGGCCATCATGGGGGTCGGGCGTGCGCTGAGCGAACGCGTCGGCAACGAGCCGGTCCACGCCGCGCACGACGCTTGACGCCGGCACGCCAAGGAAGCCAGCCAAGCCGCGAATCGTCCGCGGCGGCGTGCCGTGCCCGCAATGCACGGCGATGAGCAGCCGCCCGAAGCGGTGCGCAGTCTCATCAAGGCCGATGCTGGCCAGATAGTCGAGAACGTCCGGGTACGCGGCCACAGGCGGCTCCTCGTGTTTCTGTGGAGGCAGCGGCCAGCGCGTTCCCCGATCAGCCGCGCTGTGTTGCACAACCAGCGCCGACCGCCGCTCCAATTCGCCGCATACGGCAATGCTGGGCGAGTCGCAAGCGGATTGTTGCGCGGTGTCAGCGCCCAAGGAATGGCGACGGGCGTCCTGGAAACCATCCTTGCTGCCCTTGGCCGCCGACCTTGAGACCGCCGGCGACGGCCCTCGCCGCCGCGAACGGATCGTATTCGCTTTCAAGCGTGCCGCGCTTGACCCCGAACGAGGCCAGGGCGGCGTCCGGCCGGCGCGCGACGGGCTGAGCGAACGTCAGCATTAGCGCGTCGAAGTGGTCCGGCGAGTAGCCCAGCCGCTGCTTCAGCAGCTTCTTCGGCTCAATGAGGAACTTGTCACCCTTGAAGCTGTAGGTCGTCTGCGACATGGCCGCCAGCAGCTCCGGCACATCGGGGATACGGCCGCCGCGCTTGACCCACTGCACACACTCGAAGGCCATCTCGGCGCGCTTGTTCTCGTAGCGCTGGTCCGCGGCTGCCTCGGCGAAGCCGACGCCGATGGGCGTGTGGCCGAGGCGGATGAGATTGTCTATCCACGACGCGCCGTAACCGCCTGTATTGTCCACGAAAACGCCGTCAACGTCCCAGTCAACCCACTTGCGTGCGACCAGTCCGGCGCCCTGGGTGCCGTCGATGTTGCGGTGCTGCGTCGGGTCGAACGCGACAAGCCCTTGGCGCGGGAAGATGACCGACGAATCGTCGCCCTCGCGCGCCACGTCCACACCGAGGACGCGGGCGGCATGGGCGTAGTCGCCTTCGCGGTAGATGCGCGTTGTGGCGTCCCGCAGCTCGTCAATGCCGATGAGCGCGTTCAGCGATGCCGGCGGGAAGCGGCCGAATACGTTGACCAGCACCCACGGGTTGTCCTTGCCCCACGTGCGGATCTGCTGCCGCGCCCAGTCAATGGACACGCGCGGCGAACGCTTCGGGTCGTCTGGGTCGCCGTTGACCTCAGACACGTACCAGTCCGCCCGGTCGGTGGTGCAAGCCCGCCACAGCGGCCCATCAAGCCGGGTCGGGTTGCCGGCCTGGACGATGTGCGCCTCGATGCCGCTGGCGAGTGCCGCCTCCGCAGAGGCCATCACCGCATCGGGTATGTCCCCGCTCTCGTCGAGCAGGAACAGGATGTAATCGGCGTGCAACCCGGCCAAGGTGGCGCTTTGCTGCGTTCGGTCCGCCGTCTTCGACCAGCTACGGGCGGCCATCCACCACGTCTCAGGATGGTCGCGGGCCTCGATTCGCGTCTTTTTCCACTCGAACGCGCGCAGCAGGAGTGGCGACTTTCCCTGCCACAATGACATTTCCGTCCACAGGTTGTCCGCAAGGTTGTCCGCCGAGACCGAGGTAGCAGCGATCTTCGGGTAGGGGCGCGTCAGCAGGAAGTTCCAGCCGAGCCACGCCAGCACCGTGGTCTTGCCGGGCCCCTTCGATGCCCGCATTGCGATGCGCTGGTGCCGCGGGAATGCCTCCAGCACGTCGTCCTGCCACGTGTCTGGCGTGGCGCCGAACACCTCGCGCACGAACTGGCTGGGGTGCTCGCGCCAGCGCGCCAGGGCTTCTACGGCGGCGGTGTCAATGGCCATCACCCGCCACTAAGCCGCAGAATCAGCGGCTTGTCCAGCCCGAGCGTCGGCGGCGAACAAATCGCTTGCGCCGACTCGCGGTGGTGCAGGAAGTGTGGGGCGTTGCCGGGGCAGGCTGGGAAGCCTGCCCCGGCGGTGAACGCTCAGTGAACGCTGGCGCGCACCAGAGGACCTTGCGGGCCGTCCCCGTGGCTTATATGCCACAGGCGGAACCGTGAGCATCCCGAGGAGTCAATCAGGAAGTCTACGAAGCGGCTACGCGGCAAGCAGCGGCCTAAGACTCCGGTATAGCCGCCCGAGTTGTCGGGCTGGCTGGCGCCGGGTCCGCCATCGCAGCCGCCTTCGGAGCCTCAGCCAGCACGCGCGGGGCTTCTGGGGCAGCGGGAGGCCGCCCCCGCAGCCATTCGCACGCCAACTTGTAGGTCTCCCTCGCGTGCTGGCTCATCGCGCCGACGCGCCCGGCGGCGAGGTCGTCCAGCCATTGCGCGGACGGCAGCCTCGCCAGCAACTCCGCCGGCACGCACGGGGCCGGGCGAAGGCGGCCGGCGATGAGGGCGGCGGCGGCTTGATCCTCGGCGTCGAGTGCGGCCCGGATGCGGCCAGCGTCGGCGTCGTGCATACGGCCACCCTCGTGCAGAACGAGCAGCGCCTTGGCGACGGCGATGGAGAGCGGGGATGTCATGGGGTTACTCCTAAGACGGTTGGAAATTCATGCCATTCGCGGCGATGGGCAGTCCTCGCAAACATCAAGCATCGCAAATCCGGCGGCTCGCGCACCCGCACCGCTCCGACGGCGTCGAATACCAGCCGATCTTGTCACACCACCAGCAATGATCGCACAATTCATCGCCCGGCACCACGTCGTCGCACTCGGAGCACCATACGGAATCTTGTTCGATACCATGCTCTTCGAGCCAGTCCAACAGATCAACCGCACCATCGAGTGACCACGGAATCGCGCGCAATCGGCGCGTCTTGTTCAGCCGCCGGATGAGCCGCGTGCGTTTGCCGCGCCATGGCGGCTTGTCCTTGGGATCGACCAAGCGGCAGGGATGCTCCTTTATGCGGACATCACCGCAGGCATAGTAGATGCCCTCGACCGGGACCGGACTGTTGCCGCCGCCGCTTCCGCTCTTATCGAAGAGGTAACCATACTTCCGGCTCAGATCGACATCGTAGATGTCGCGCTGGATGCCCGGCTTGCCGCCGAACAGCGTGCATGGCGTGATAACTGTCAGGCTGAACAATTCCAGCCGACGGCCAGGCATCTTGTGGAACAGGGCGACGATAGCGCGCGCGTTCACGCCCCGGCCTCCCGGGCGCCCATGCCCCGCCTCACCATCAAGCGTCACTTTCTCGGCGTGCACGTCCACCGCCAGTTCGAGTAGGCCATTCCATAGCCAAGGAGGGCAAACGCGACGTCTGGCGAGTGATGAGAGAGGACAATGAACGCCGCCGCAGTGGCAGCTCCTATCACCGTCCCGCACAGCTCTCGCTTGACGTCGCTCATTCCGCTCATTTCGCTCCCCCTTCATGAATCGGCGGAGGGTCGAGCCGCGCGGCTATCGCACGGCGCTGCAGCCACTCCTCGATGTCCAGCGGCATCTCCGCGCCAGCGAACCAGCGCCGCACCGTCCGGTCGTCGGCGCAGAGCTGCCGCGCCAGGCCGCGCTGCGTCCAGCCCAGGGATGTGAGACAGTCGCGGCGCTGGGCGGCGGTCATCGCAACGCCATTTGTTCGGCGCGATGCTTAAGCAGCCCTATGGTCGGCCAGCGGCGCAGACCAGGACCGTCTGGCCAGCCAGCGGAGCCGGGCCTATCGGACGCCATGCCAGCACCGGCCGTGCGGCAGCGACAGCGGCCTCGGCGGCAAGCACCAGCCGCGCATCGTACAGCGCCCTTTGCAGGCTTTCCGTCGGGCCGCCGACAGCGTGGATTGTCGCGCGGCCGCCTAGCTGGGCGTCAATTGCGTCGGCCACACCCTCGGTGATTGCATCCATGCCCGTTGCTTCTTTCCGCTCACGTTCCTCGGCCGCCGCGATCAGCTCGAACCAGCACACGCTGCGGCGGCCGAGGAGCGGCACCTCGACGGCTGGATATTCCTGCGCCGCCCATACCCGCAGGATGTTCGACCGCGTCGTGGTGCACCAAAGCGGCAGGTCTGTGGTGTCAAGCATGCCCGCCACTAAGCCCCACAATCAGCGGCTTGTCCAGCCCGAGCGTGGGCGCGGCGGTCATGGCTTGAGGGCCGCGTCGACCATGGCCTGCCAGCAGCCGGTGGCCTGGTCGTTGCCGACGCCACGGCCGTTTTTGTTGATTGACCAGTCGCGTGCGCCGTCAAGCATCGCCTCGGTCGGCTCACGCAGTTCAGCGAGGGCGGCCCGCGCGGCGTCATAGCAGCAGCAATCCGCTGGTAACGAATATCCGCGGTTGGTGCTGCACCATTCGCACAAATGCTTGCCCCGAATCGCCCGCGCCACTCGCTCGATGATCTCGTTCATTCCGGTCAACCTCCAACTCCCGCACTAAGCCGCGAATCGACGGCTTGTCCAGCGCTGCCCGAGCTCCGATCTCGACCAAGCGAATCTGCCGGAAGTCAAGTGAATTGCGGGCTGTACAGAATGCTCGCCACGTCCTCAAACGATCGTTTTGTCATACTTGGTGAGATTGGACAGCGCCCCGCGCATAGCTTCGCAACTTTCTCTAATCCCGCCGACGAGCGCGCGAAAGAAAATTGCGCGCTTAGCCGCCTGGCTTCCGCACAATCGCCGCAGTGACCAAGTCGCCAAGGCTCACGGTGGCGTTCACGTCCTGCTGGATGCGCTCGCCGTACACCTTGGGCTTGAGCTTGGCCGCGACCCACTTCCGCGCGTCGACCCGGTTCTTGACGGCATTGTAGTTCTCGGGCGTCGAGGTGTCCGCTAACTCAATGATTTCGCCAGCCAATTTGTCCGCACTGGCCTCACGCGCACGAACGTACCTATCGCGAAATGCGTCGCCATTTGCGTCGCGTTTTGCAAGCCACCGCATCACTGTCGCGTAGTCAGGAAGGCCGTCGCTGTCGCAGATTGTGACAAGGCTCTCGCCAAGGCCGAGGCGAAAGCAGATTTCTGTGACGACCTCCTCGCAGTAGATACTCGGGCGCCCCACGCAGCGCTTCGGGGTTGGCGCAGGAAGCGCGCGCACTTCCGTGAACTCTTTTGGCGTGGCAAAGCCGTCAAGTATCTCCTTGACTTTCCTCGCATCTCTCGGCGTCGGGCGTCGCTTTGCCATGGCACTGAGAGTAAGGAAGAACGTCGAGTCGCGCAAGGCCGAAGAAGATTGAGCTTGACAACCGCTCCGCTCGCGGCTTAATATAACTGTCGCGCGGGTAATCCGCGCCGCTGCGTCCTCGGGCGATATCAGGGGCCAGGAGATTGAACATGCCGGAGTTGTTCACGACCATTGTCCGCCACGAATGGCCGGATCGGATGGTCTCCGTCTATCGAGGGCGCGTGCACCACGGGCTGGTGCTGCCGGTGTTATCCGGGGGTGGCTTCGACGCCCTGCCATCGGCACCGCTGTGGCCTCGAGTGCCGAACCGGCGCTTCCCGAGCGAATCGACGGCAATCGCTTATCTGGCGGAGGCGACATCATGAGTGCCCCGCAAATGCTCGGGAACGGCGAGTCCGTGGGCAATCATCCGAGCCGCCTTAGTCCTCAGCAGAAGGAAATGCTTTTGTCGCTGCCGCGCCTCGGCAGGGAATGGTTGTGCGTTGACCTATGGTCTTCGACAAGCATCGACCGGCTGAAAAGGCTGCGCAACAAGGGACTCGTCGACATCTGGATTGAACATATCGCATTCGACGGCATGCACGCTCGGTTGACCGTGGACGGCGATCGGCTGGTGCGCGAAATAGCGCAAGCATGCGAGACCGCGCCAGGGGAGGGCTGAGCCATGGCAACCCTTCAGACCCCCTGGGGCGCGGCTGAGACCGTCGAGGAAGTCGCGCCGGGCATTATCTTCGTGAGCACATGCTCGCACGGCGGCTATCACTTGACGCGG